TCATCCATTACTGTGGATACACGAGCATCACCACCAGTCTTTTCAATGATTGAATCTTTGAATTCTTCAAGTCTTGCTTTTGGAATAAATAAGCCTTTCGCAAAATCATTTATCAATGACTTCGGCTTATATCTGTTTACATTTGAGATTTGAGTTACATTCTTATTTCCATATTGCTTCTTGAGATAATCTATTACACTGTCTCTTTTTGTATCAGGAAAGTCAATGTCTATATCTGGTGTATCAAAGCGGTTGATATCTATGAACCGCTCAAAGATAAGATCATATTTTATTGGATCAATCTCTGTTATGCCCATAAGATAGCAGACTAGAGAGCCTGCTGATGACCCACGACATGGGCCAACCAGCATCTTTCTTTTAGCTTCCATTATCATATCAGATACTATTAGGAAGTAATCTGTAAATCCCTTTTCTTCAATCAATCCAATTTCATATTCAAGTCGCGCAGTATACTCTGGTGTCATCACCAAATTATTTCTCATCACTCCTCTGGCGCATACTTGCCTAATGTCTTGATCACGTGGGTACGCAAGCGTAGGAGCAATAGGAAAATCCACCTCACACTCTCCAGCAATCCTATCAGTAACATCGCAGCCGGAATCAAGATTGTATAGACCAGAAATGCAATTATCAGGCAGTATATGTTGTTCACTGATGCTCGTAGCAAACTGGAACATTGGGCGATCTTCACCTGGACGCGTTCCTGCAATAAGCTCATATATGTCTTTATCATCTATGTCACCATAATCATTATTATCAATATATACACGTTGAAAATTGCTGTCAATATGACCCATGTCACTACCAGGCCCAAACGGAACAGCAGTAGCAAGATGCGCAATACTATTCCAGTCTCCGAAGTCACACGTGGGTATGACGACCACATTATTTGATATGCCACTAATGTCGCTAAGCAACAAACGAGGGATATAATGAAAATTATCAAAGGCTGTGGTAGTGAGCTCATATATTTCCTGTAGTCCATCAATATTTTTTGCTATAAACACCCAATGTGAATTGGATGTTCTAAAATTTGCATCATCTGGCATCACGGTGAGCCGGACACCATAGATGGGCTTGAAGCCATGCTTCTTGGCTTCTTTCATCAATGGAACATGCCCAAAAGTTGAGTTTATATCAGCAATACCTACTACACCATTATTCACATATTTATGAATTTCCTTTATTGGCAAAAAGCATTTTCTGAAACTATACTCAGTCTTGAGGGCAATGTGCATCATAGTTTTATCTTTCCTTCTTTTCTCAAAAACTCAAAGCATTTAACAAGAGCAAGCACATCAGTCTTGGCTCTGTGGGCGCCATCAATCTGCTCCTTTCCAGTAGCAAGCTTGTGTAACTTGGTCAGATTCAACCTCCTGCCTTCGTAGCTCATGCTTCTTTCCACTGTACAGATATGTCTCATAGGCCAAGGAAACTGGATAAGTCTGTCAATCCTAACCAATTCATTAGCGAGCATGCTCCGATCAAAACCAAGGTTATGAGCAACCATGGCACTAGCTCCAAGAAACAAGTTAGCAATATCAGCATAAACATCAGCAAAACTTGGAGCATCTTTAAGCATATCATTGCTAATTTTTGTAATCTTTGTGATTTCATCTGAAATCGGAATTGGGGGTTTAATAAGTGATGAATATTCATCTACAAGCTCCATGTCATTAGTAAACTTCATGGCACATATCTCAATGATATATGGTTGTTTGCTAATATCATTAGCAGCAGGAGCAAGAAGCCCTGTTGTTTCTGTATCATATATTACAATCATGTTTTCACCAGTTGTGTAAATAAGCAAAGATTGCGCTCAGCAACTCCAAAGATGAAGTTAGCATGAACCTGTAGCTTCCATTCTCTTGCACCTTTTGAGTACCACTTGCCTTGACGCAACAGAGCCGGAAATGTCTCTTCAGAGAAAGCATGCACATGGGTTAAATCTTGTGCTTGCAAATTAGATGAGTAATATGGAACAACAATATTGATGACTCCACCTAAGCAAAGCACACGCTCAAAATCTTCAAGCACTTTGATTGGCTCTTTAACATGCTCCAAGAAGTGATAGGCATGTATCAGAGATACTGATGCATTTGGATATGGAAGACGCCCATTATCAGCATCATATTCTGGGTGATCTACATTGATTGCTCCGGCGATAGTTGTCTCACCAGCCCCAATGTTCAACTCAAGCACACCTGGGCCATGCTCAAGCAACTCATTTACATCACGTTTAAGGCCAAGTTTGACCATGTCTTGTATGCTAAACATTGCAATCTAGCTCCTGTAACATCATTGAGTAAACAGAAATATCATCAAGGCTATCTATATGGCCGCCAGCTTCAAAGTTTGCTGCATAGCGACACATCTTTGATATCATTGTCTGATATATTGCATACCGATTGTGGTCTTTGACTCCATCAAGTGTGATGCCAGCTGGAAATAGAAGGTTCATCACTTCACCTTGCAACTTATATGTATCACCATACAAGGCATTTCTTTGTGCGTATAGCTCTGCTTTCTCACGCAATTGACTTTCTACAAATTTAGCCATACTGATCTCCAGAAATGACTGTACCCACCGAAGTGGGCACAGCACTAACTCAACAAATGTTACTTGGAAGCAACATCATTAACCAGCTGGCGAATTGCCTGATAATGACTGAATTGACGAACATCATTTTCAGAAGCACCATTAGCAGTGTCCAGGCTGAAAGCATCAGCTTCAGCTTCGGTCATCGCAGGATTTGCACGCAGAGCTGCGTAGAACTTGAATCGGAAGCCAGACTGACGAGTGCCTTCACTCTTGGCTTTCTTAGGCAATTCAACGCCGTTCGCTTTTGCATAGCTACGCAGCATAGCACCAGCAGAACGCTCAGTAGAACCTTTCACTTGTTCCAGGATTTCAGATACGCAGGAAGCAAACACTTCTTCGTCAACCAACAATCCAGCATCACCAACAATGCCCGCTACAGCAGCATCACGATCAGCCTTGCTAATAGCCAAGCCAGCATCAATCATGAACTTGTTGTACAAACGAGTCACATTTTTGAAAGTGGCACCACCAGCAATCATGGCCAGTTTAATATCATCTTCAGAACGGCCAGCTTGCAGCGCGTCTTCAAAACAACCTTGAATTGCAATTTCTTGCTCATTCAATTCATCTGCTTCCATCATTTGTTCATCAGTCATAAAATGCTCCAAAAATTAAAGTTTAATTTCAGCCGTTAGGATTATCCCTCGACTGTCACACATTATATCGTATAAAAAAAGAAAGTCTATAAGGGGAAATACCTAGTCCCTAAAATAGCTTTCCTCAACGACACCATAACCTCCTTTCTTCACAACCCTAATCTTAATTGCAGATTTAAGATTGTCTTTCTGTTCCATGAATTCATCAACAGTATGACACTTTGATCCTCCACGGAACTTTATCCAGTGATCAGCTTTAGTTTTTGCATAACCAGTATGCTCAATACAAAGCCACTCACTGAATGTCTTGGAGCCACACAAGTATGTAACTTTAACAAGTGATGGATTCCCAATTTTTCTTACAATAGAATAGTGCACAGATTGCACATTATAAAATGCTTCATTTTTTTCACCAAGATCAATAATTTTATTATCATCCGGCGTTGCTGTGATGAGTGTCTTGAATACAAAAGCATGAGCACACTCTGGGCAAGTCCTTACACTAGGATATACCATGAGTGAGCACACTGGACACTCTTTCATTGCAGGCTCGCCGCCTTTTGCTCCTTTGCCTTTCTCTTTTATTGTTATATTATTGACTGGGCCAAGGCGACTAACATTACCAGCAAAGTCAAGAATAAGGCAATCAGCTTTGCCCTCAGCAATTCTGAGTCCCCTTCCGACAGTTTGAACATGGAGAACTGGCGATTGTGTTGGCCTAAGTAGTGCAATAAGATCAATAGAAGGATCATCAAATCCAGTAGTAAGCACATTGACATTGACAATAGCACGATACTTTCCTGACTTATATTCACGAATAACTCTCTCACGATTATCTCCCATCTTAGAGTGCACTACATTGGCAGCAACACCACGCCGGAGAAGTGCCTCAGTTATGTGCTCAGCATGGCTTATATCTATTGCAAATATCAACCACTTCTTCCGGTCTGCGCCTCTCTTTATGAGCTCATCAACTGCTTTAATTGTTATTGCAGATTTATCAAATTTCTTTGACATATCTTTTTCAGAAAAGTCACCAGCTAATATCTTCAAGTCATCAGTATCAAGTTTAACTTCTGTTCCTTTCATCGTCAATTTGCAAAGATAGCCATCTTCAACTAGCTTAACAAATTCATGCGCTGAAGTGAGATCATAAGCAAGCTCAGTAAACTGTTTGCCTTGTCCATATATCAGACCATCACCGAGCCGGAAAGGTGTTGCAGTAAATCCTATGCGCTGAGCTTTCACCTTCTCAAAAAATGATGCATACATCGTGCCTTCATTTTTAGATATTGCATGTGCTTCATCAATTATTATATGTGTATAGCTTACAAATTGTTCAGCTAGCCTATGTACTGATTGAATTCCACCAACCATAATATCAGACATCCTGCGAATGCCAATACCAGCTGAGAACATTCCAATAGGTCGATCAAGATACTTCTCCATTGTTACATGATCTTGAACAAGAATCTCTTGAGTGTGAGACAAGACAATTATTTTTGCATCTGGATTGAACTCTTTGATTGCGCGACACAGGTCTGCAATCATTATTGATTTGCCTCCGCCTGTTGGTATTGCTACGCAAGGATGCCTATGTGGATATTTCAAATATGGAACAATTTTCTGTGTCCCAACATCTTGGTAATCACGTAATATCATTGAACATCCTTGAGTACATATGGTTGTCACATCCATTCTTCTGATCAGCTAGATCAAGAGGAACATCACCTATCTCAGTGCGGCCACAGGTACACACCCATTTATTGCCATTGCTAGGCTCAACCCAATGGCAGGTTCTGCAATTTTGTGAAGGAGCAGCTCTACCAAAGCACACCTTTATGTGATCACAGAACTTGCATTCAAACCAACTTTCAGTATTGTTTCCAATTCTAGGCAACAGCACATCTGATGCTATTATGGTTTCAGATTTTATCTTCAGATTATTGAATCTCTTTTCATCAAACTTAACTAGCTCAAAGTATAAGTCTGAATCATTCTTGTTATAGGCAATATAGATGCCTTGTTCATACTCACCATAGCCCATATACATCTGCATCTGGTCATAGTGTGTTGACTTAGAAGTCTTCACTCCTGATTTCTGTAATGCCTTAAAACTCTTATCATTATGAGTCTTCATCTCTAGCAGATAAGACTTTCCTTTATGAGTAAGGAATCCATCACTATGACCGAACCACATCTCATGCTGATCACAGTAGCTGTCTTGACGGCCATAGACTTGGATATCTAAGTCATTGAGTATGTCAATGATAGTATCTTCAAATGCATGGCCTACGTTGAATAAGCGGCTAATGCGCCTGTCTATGCTGCCCTCGCCGGAAGCAAGATACATATTGTACTGAAGTTTGCGGCCGCAGGAGTCACCTATTGTACTCATGCCATTATAGCCACGATCAGCATTGGGCACTTGGCCTGATGTTTCTTTCTTCAAAAAGTCTATAATGTTCATGTAATCTCCAGAATAGATGCCGTCCATGGCAGTCAAGCTCCTATGTCAAAACGTAGTAGGTTGAGCTACTGCGCGAATTGCCCACATGAAACCCTGCTGCAAATTTGTTTTGCCCAGGGCAACATTCCGTTTGTCAGTGGTAGGATCTGCTTCGAGCTTGGCAATGAGCGCTCCGCATTGTTCAGCGAGTGCCTTTGCTTCATTCATCATGTCGATCTCTGCTTGTGATAAATCACGATATCCTGTGATCTTTTTGTGTTGATTATCCATTATTCAGCTGCCTTGAAGTTCTTGATTACATCCTTCGCAGGATAGTTTGATGAAGCTGCTTGAGTCTTAACCATGATCTGAATATCTTGATCGTGCAATTCAGTCGTGTCTTCAAACTCTTCAATGCCAAGAGCGTCGCAGATTTTCTTGAGAGCTTGCTCGGCAATCTTCACCGTGGTTGGGTTTTTGTTGATTATGTTTAAGTTTTCAAACACCATACGCTTAGCGTGATCACCTTCAACAATTTTGAAGTGAAGAGAAATATACTTGCCGTCTTTAGCAGCAGTATCTTTAACTTCAGACTTTACAATCTGAGCCGTATACCAGCCTTCAGGCAGAGTGCTTGACTCATCTTCTACATTGCTTGTGTTGAACACTTTTGGTAGCATAGCCATATTTAAGTTCCTCGGATTTTGTTGATGATTAAAGTTAAGTTTGGTTGCTCTTCCTTTTCAAGAGAGCCACTACGGTCTTTGCAAAAACGTGATCTATCAGCCGCAGTCTGTAGATAACGTGTTCCATCTTTCTTTAATTGCATACAAAATACTTCATCAAACATGTATGGAAGATTATCTCCAATCATTTTGCCAGGACACATTGGTATGTACAGCAGAGTGCCGGAAGATTCATCTTCAATTGACTTCATCTTAAAGTTAAATATCACATTGACATCAGGCAAGTCTCTGAACTTACGAATCATATCAAGCATGAATTCACCTAATTGTAAATATGCTTGACGTGGTTCTTTGAGACCAACTTTCATCTTAATCAATAGCGTCTCAGCAATCTCTGAAGCAGAGTCAATACATACTGTTTCATATGTACACTCTGGAGAGGCAACAAACTTATATGCATCTTCAAAGTCTTTCTGAGTCTTGATCTCAATATAGTCAATGTTCTCTGTTCTCAATGAGAGCAGGCCGGATTCTGCTGAAATTATAAGAGGTTTAGGTGCAGTTGCACATAGGCGTGTCTTGCCTATGCCAGCTCCACCATATACAACCATCTTAATGCCGCGATTTACAACATGCACATCTGATGTTTTCTTTATGACAATAGCCATCAGTCTTTCACCTTCAGCGTTGGAGCAGCTTCAGTTGCTGTTACCATACTATTGAGCAGCTCAGAATTGATTTCTTTGAACTTGGTGTTATTCAATGAGTACTTGATGTTGATACAATCAAGCTCATCATTGTTCATCTTGCTGGCATTCTGTACATACATCTCTTCATCCAGCTTATAGTTCAAGCTGAAAGTTGCCTTGAGATCAAAGCCTTGTACAGTAAAGGACTTGGTGCCATGCCCTTTCTCAACTTCCTGAAGTGCAGCACAGATTTCTTTGCGCAGCTCCATTTCTTCTTCCTTCACTGCTTTCAAAGTTGCTTGCGCATCTATCCAGCGTTGAATTGTTTCTTCTTCAATTAGATCATTGAGGTCAATCATGTTATGCTCCTAGATCATTAATGAGTTTATAATACCAGTCTATTGCTCCTTGTCTTGCATCATTGTAAGAAGCTCCTTCACCTACAAATTTTCTTCCTTGAAAATTGCACTCACACACCCATATATCGCTTCTGTCATCATAATATGTGTGCATAAAATCCTCGCTTGAACAGTAATTATATCGGGAAAATCCTATCTTGTCTATAGGTACTTATACTTAGTCTATCCTCCCATTAATTGGAATGATTGGCCCAGCTTCATAGATTCTAATATGACAGCTTCCATTATCAACGATAGCACCGCGATAGATTTGCAGCTGATCTATTTGGCTATCATCTTCCCACACTCCGGCTTTTGTTAGCGCATCCAATAGTGCTTTCATGTGATTATCAAGATCACGCTTGCGCCTATCAGGAGCAAAAAGAACAACTTCCATCATGATTCTGAAGTCTGCACCAAGTGCTAGATCAGGCGCCTGCTGTATTATAGCAGCTTGCAAATCCTCTCTAAAGTTTTTGCCCTTAGGTGATATGTGCACATGCGTCTTGGTCTTAATATAATAACTGTTGACTGTTGGTGGCCATGGCAGGATTAGCTCAATCATAGTGTTTCAAACTCCTTCAAGAATTTAATGCAATTTACTTTTCTACATGAATCAGATGATAATACAAGATGAGGCTTCGAGCAGTATCTATTTGCAACAAGATACTCAAGCAGCTTCTGTGCTCCATCACGTGATCCTCCTCTCCTATCACCAAGTTGCTTAACTGCTTTTATGTTCAACACAATTTCTTTGAATGTTGACACAGGTATGCAACCTTGTCTAGCAAATGATGGTGGTACAGCACGCTTTCCTTTCTCTCCACCAGCAAGTGCTCTATTCAAATTTATCTTTGCTCTTTTGGCTACATCATGAATGTCACCTTCAATATATTCTTGTTTGAAGAATCTGTCTATAGATGCATACTCAGCTTCAACAATATCATTTGCCCACATTAACTCACGATTGTGTATGATGCTATCACCTGCCTCATTATTGAACACAGCAGCTATTGCAGCATACTTCAGGGTGCGAAGTGTATTTCTTGTTGCCATGAGCATCTTGGCATCACGCTCTTCATTCATAACTTTTCGCCAGCGTGTATTTATATCTTCAATCAAAGCCTTGTCTTCAATCTCCATATCTATTACATCAGGAGTTGGCTTTGCTTGCTCACGAGCACACACATT